TCTAGTACATCAGTAAAACAATATGAAACCATAGAGTTTACAACTGATCCAACCTTATTTCAAGTTGATCATTTATATGTAAGAAATGCAAGAGATGGTATATTTGTAGCAACTGAGTTAGGAGTTGGCGAATTTAAATATTTGCCCATGCGGCTACGACCGCAGCGAGTTGGAAATAATTTAGAATTTGGTATATTTATTGAGATTGGTATTTCTGATGGCGTCACTATGCGCAAATTCGTAAAAGAAATGCTAGCTAGTTCCTATAAATGGTATTGCATATATAGAACTTTTAGCTCAAACGATCTTACTACAATAATGGTAGGGCCACATATTATGGAAGTTAAAGATTTGACTACTTCCACAAATGGGATAAAAATAAATGTTGCAAATAAAAGTCTAAATAATAATAGAACTGGTGAAATTTATACCTACACTAGATTCCCAGGCCTTTTGAATTACCTATGAACTTTATTGATATAATGCAAAAACAATACGATGCCCACACATACCATTGCGGGCATTTTGTGTGCGATTACTGGCGCCTTCTAACAGGGGAGGACATAGCATCGGAACTTGCGGGAATACTAGTACCCCTGGATATGGCGTCAGTTCCGAGAGTTAGTCTAAAAGGAATTAGACGGCTGCGTCTTCCCCGGTCCCCGTGCATAGCTGTGCTAACCTCAAGGTTACAGCAGAGGCATTTAGGGGTTTACAATTTTGGTAAGATAATACATTTGCAAGAAGATTATCCAGAGTGTGTACAGGTTTCTATTGCAATGCGATACTTTAATAGGATTAGGTATTATGTCCCTAAAGAAGATTAGAATTATAACTGATCCGATAGAAAATAAAGAAGGTATTTTGTATGAAGCTGATAATATATTAGATTTCTTAAAGAGTTATTTTGGTACTTGGCCTGAAACTGCTAGAATATACAGTGGAAATGAGGTAGCTCTTGAAAATGATATTACGCCTACATTGGGCGATGAGTACGCAATTGATAAAATTGAAGAGGAATGTATTGTTACAGTTGTTATTTATCCTGCTGGTGGTGTTGCTTTATTCGTTGTGTCGTTGGTTGTTTCTGTTGCCTTAGCTTATCTGTTAAGACCCGAAATTCCTGATTTACAAGTCCCAGGACAGACAACTGATAGTCCAAATAACAGCTTGGGTAATAGGGAAAATAAGCCTAGAGCTAAGCAAAGAATCCCTGATATTTTTGGTTTAGTGCGTGCTTATCCAGACTTGATTTCTGTACCTTATAAGAGATATGTAAATTTTGAAGAAATTGAATACACTCAATTCTGCTTAGGTAGAGGTTATTACCTTATTGATGAAAATACAATTGTAGAAGGCGACACGCCAATAAATCAAATACCCGGTTACGCACTTCAAGTTTATTACCCCTATACCGATTTTGCTAATGCGACCCCGCAAATACAAATAGGTGATACAATTACAGAACAACCTTACTTTGCAAGGCAAGTAAGATCGATTAAAAACCAACCTTTATTTTTGCCTTCTGAATCTATAATAACCATAGACGGTGGTAATTATTTATTATCATTTAAAATATACGGGGTTTCTCACAATACTTTTAGAGTTCGTACCACTTCAATGGAGGGTACAAACGAAATTGGGGTTGGCGAAAAAATAGGCTCTGATATAGGTGATTATTGCAATATTGATTTAGGTGGTAACACAGTTTCTAGCGGTTCTAGAGATGCCACATTTAGTATGAATGTAATATTGCAAGACTCGTCTGCAACACATCAAATATTGTTTCAAGATGAAGAAGATTATAGCAGGTTTAGAGTTGGAGATACTATATATTTAGCTCAAGGTGGAAGCGTAGGCAATTGGAACATTAACGATCCCCCCGGAGTAGGACAAGGTAGCGGTGTTCATTTTTGGGATGATCCGCTAGGATCTAGCAACAGGTTTTTTCAATGGGGTTCCGATGCGACGTTGGACGGAACCAATACCAATTGGACTTTTACACCACCAATAGGGTACACAATTACAGCAATAACGCCACAAGGATTAACTATAGATACAACCACACACCCTCAAGGCTCTTCAGTGTGGGCAGTATATAGTTCAGGGGCGTATGGATTTCCAAGAGATGCTTCGGGTAATGCAGTTCCTCTGTCTTTAAATAATGTGACAGTTAGAGTCACTGGAGCGGCAATCAATCTTGACTTGTCTGGAACTTATAACGTTATAAATAAGATAGACAACTATACGTTAGAACTAGGGTGGAATACTGATATTCCGCAAAGTCCTGCCTCTAATGATTCATTGTTATTGGATCAAGTTTCTAACTTACCTTATTACGCCAATCAAATTTATTCAGAAGCAAATTTTGTTTCTGGTGGTGATCCAATTGCAGTTGATTTAGGAAATGTAAAATTTTCAACGGATACCAGCAAACTACTCTTAAACTTAGTAGCTCCTAGTGGTTTATACCGTAACAAGAATGGCGACAAGTCGGCAATAACTCTAACTATAAATGTTTTATTAGAAGACATAAATACAAGTGCAGTATCAACTTATCAGCATCAAATAACTGGCAGTGTTGATTATACCAATAATATAAAATGGTCAATTGAGCAAGAGCCAGTTGCAGCGGGGGAATATAATTTAAAAATTAAAATTGATCCTGATAGCATATCTGAAACTCCTGATAACACGGTAGATTATAGAGATTTACGTGTTGATAGTGGTTATATTTTAGACACTGTAAAAACTGGAACTTATGGCAATACAACTACTATATATACTAAAATTACAGCAGGACCCACAAGTGTAGGCTCAAAAAGCCGACTGCTAAGCATGAAGGCTCAGCGAAGACTAGTAACAGATTGGAGTGATGAGCAAGGATCCTTGCAGGATAGTATAAGAGGCGATCATATTATAAATGCAATGGCTATCGATCCTAAAATAGGCAGGATGCAAACCTCTGAAGTTGATACTTCGGATATGGCTTCTGTTATGAGTGAAATACAAACTTATTTCAGTGATAGCACGATGTATAATTTTGGTTATACATTTGATAAATATGATACTTCTTCTGAAGAAATGATTTCTTCTGTTGCAGAAGCTATATTTTGTACTGCATATAGACTAAATACTAAACTTACTTTACACTTTGAAAGAACCTTATACCAAAATGGGACTACTGGTGTTAGTGACGCAGCTTTATTATTTGGTAGCCATAACACAATTCCTAATACAGAAGTGCATTCTTTTACACTTGGGGTTGATAACGATAACGATGGCTTAACAATACAATATATAAATAATGAAAACAAAGATTCTGAAGAAGATTACACAATAACAGATAACCCTAGCGGTGAAGCAAATAACCCGCAAGTCATCAAGATGCCTGGTGTTAGGCATTGGAGGCAAGCTTACGTTCATGCCCACAGAAAATGGAATCGGAAACGGCTTGTCCATGAACATGTGGAATTTGAAGGATCTAACGCAAGTTATATATTGAAGCGTAACGACTTCATACATATGGCCGTGCCTGGTGTTAGTGTTAGTGATCCTGATTATAAACGAAGAACATTAGACGGTAGGGTATTATCTAGTGAAACTGTAACTAGACTGAATGATGCTGATTTGACAGCGTGGACAAGTTTTGAAAATGTAACTATAACCGATCAAGGCAGCGGTGTATACAGAATCGATTTTGACACAGCCACAGGCTTAGCCTGGCTACGGTGGCAGTTCCTCATGAACGGCGCTGAACGCTACTGTAGCCGCCTCAGAGCGCGTTTAGTGGCTGGCTCGGTGGATCAGTCCCTATGGAATTACATTGGTTTGTGGGCATTCCCCAGTGGCCGGCTCGATCGGTTCCAGATGGAAGACCTTACATCATCTTGGCAAGAAATTGATTTGTTTATATTGGGTGAATCTATTGATGATGAAGGTGAAATTCTATTTAGAGGTGATGCTAATACTACCCCGTTTAGTATAGAAGTTGAGTTAGTTCAAGTTGAAGAATCTAGTTATCCTAATAAATTTATAACGGGTTCAGGGGCAAATGTATCTGAATATCAAATGAGGCTTTCACCCAATGTACCCGAAGGGACCGGCAGCTTATTTGTGCAAGCGTCAAATGGTGATACACAGGAACTAACAGGCACCTTTACAGATTTTGAATCTGATAGTGTATTTGTTCCAAATGAAACAGTGGAAGCACTGAACTTAGATGATAACGCTGCAATGCCTGCTTCTTTTGTTGTTAACGAAATAGGTACTTCATTTGAAGGCTTAGAAACTTATAGAGTATTAGAAATTGATAGTGATAATGCAATAGTATTCAAAATAAAGGCTGAAGAATACGTAGCTGAAGTTTATTCTAATGATAATGATGATCCTGGCGAGGGTCCTAACGCAGAAGGAGGTATTCCAGGCGGGGGCGCTGTGCCCCTGCCTGGTTAGCTAGGTTTGTATAGAAGTTTAGTATTAACGGATAATGGATCTAGTAGAAATAATTTTAGTTATGATATTCTTACCGAATCCTATTTATTTGAAACTGAGCAATATATGCCAGTGTATACGGTACTACACGGATACACTTATAATAATAAAGCTGGTAGAATAGAATTATATCAAAACTATACTAGCAATCATAACACTTATGACATTAGGGTACAGTCTTTTTATAGCCTTTCTACGCTACTAGATACCGTGTATGGTAATGGCGATTGTGATTTAGGGACTAATGGTTATTATCATTTTGCATCTAGTCCGGTTGGTAACGGTGAATTACACGCATATGATTTCTCATCCAATTCTTGGAGTTTAATTAGAAGTGATCTACCTGAAAAATCAAGGCGTTCTTATCAAGCCAGGACTATAGCCGAAACTGTGCATTCGTTGCAGCATCCTGGCGTTGGTGATATATTACAATTCATAAATTATCATCCTAAGTCAAATACACTTACTATGTCTGGAGAAATATACCCCGTTGGAAATGAGACTAGGGCACCACTCAGTTCATGCGTTACCACATTAGATAGTAAATTTTGTATATTTGGTGGATCCAGTGGTCAATCAACATATACCAATTGGAAAACTCTATTTACATATAATCCCAAAACTTTAAATTTTACAACAAATACTATACCTGAATCTTATGTTTATTGGAGTCCTGGTGGTGAAGGTTGCGCCAGTTCTAAGGATCAAAAAGCATATATCCATTGTTCTAATGATAGGGATGTTACATTATCATATTCATATAATTCACAAACTACAGCCTTTTCCCAACTAAATACAAATGCATATACAGGATCAGGAACAAGAGAAATTAGAGGTTATAACGTAACCGCATCATAAAGGAATTATTATGATAAATGAATTATTGTCATATAGTAACGGTTCAATGACTAACTTTCAATTAGATAACTTTGTTACAGGTATGGCCGGAGGCTCTACAGACTGGGGAAGATTCAAACAAGCTTCCCAAGAACTTAGAACTAGATTGCAAAATTTGAAAGGATTAGTCTGTGATTGGATGGAAATTAAAGAAAAAATAATTAGACTTAGAGCTAAAAAACCATCCTCTAAAAATAATATAAAAATTATGAAAGAAGAATGGAAACTAGAATCTCTAACAAAGAACGCAACTACATCATTGAACGAAGCTAATAGATTCTATCAACATCTTTGCTGTTTAAAAAGAAGGATGCCCACACTAAACGATGATACAATAGCTAAGCTGGAAGACGGTTATTGGATTGATAGAGCTTTGGGTTTTGCAGTTATGGATATTATGGTAAACGGTAGGCTCGACAAAGGTACGTGTGAAATGATTAGAGCGTTACCGCAGCGTCTCGCTGCTCAAGTTTTGCAAGCCATAACTAAAGAAAATTTTGAAACTACAAGGAATCAGTTTCTGATGGCAAGGCCGGAGCCATTACACATAAGGGAAGATGATAGTATCACCCTCCCTATGTTTCTTGAATTTGTTGGTGGCAATAAGCTATTCGATGCAGCAGCTACCGAGCTGATTTCCCGCGAATACCCATCTCAAATAACTTCTTGTTAGCTTCTGCAATATACCAGTCATAATTTAGATCATCAGGTACGGAGCTTGGTAATTCCATTATGGGCCAAGCTCCGTCGCTTTGGGCAACTTTGTTGCCAGAATCCTTATACTGAATACAGCTAAAAACTCCGGTTTTATAGTACCAACGAACAGTTTTGCCAACATAAACACCATCTTTTATACCGCCGCCCTTCACGTTCCTAACAACGACAAATTTTCTAAAATCCTTGCAGTTTATAATAGTGTGGGCAATTGGGGTCTTATCAGTGATGTAGGCTGCTACTGCATCAGCTACAATCATAGCATTAGGGTTCTTTTGTAAATGAAAGGTATCTTCAGGGTTATCATAATCGAAACTTTGGAAACTAGACTTAAGTTTTAATTCACCATCAGGTTTGACAGCCATATAATCATTAACAGATATGCTGTGTGTGGAAGAATACTCTGTTTCTTCCATCATGAATCCTGTTATGTACTCCCATTCATTTATTATTTTTCTAGCCTCATCTATTTTTGAAACATGAGGTTTTATGATTATACCATCTGTATTTCCGCTAATAGTATCAATTCCATTTTCATGTAACATTTCTATAAGAAGTAGTAAAGCTAATTGCCCTCCTAATGTAACCTGGATCATTAGTTTAGGGGCGTATAGAAAGCTATACATACTTCCAAATTTACCAAATGAACCATTGATAACAATTTTAAGGCTATTGGCAATCGCCTTCCATTTATGTTCTTCTGATTTATTGCCTTCCTTTTTTGCTTTCTTTGCTTGACTTTTAGCATGAAGTCTTCGAGTTACAATTGATTCATAGACAGTCAAGAAACCAGAACCTAGATGAGTTGGGAACAAACCTTGGTTCAAGATGATAGAAGGGTAATAGCTAGCAACGTCAAAATCGAATATCTTATATTCCGAACTTGAGTAATGCGTTATGTGAGCTTCTTTGCTATGCAACCCTCCATTACCTATTTTGTATGAGCTAGGGCCTATTGTCACAATCCAATTGACAGACTCTTTAGGTAAATTTACATGCCCGCTTGGAGATATAGTATAATCAGCATTTACAATCTGATCAAACAAATTATTTAGTTGTGGGCTTTTAAATTTTATATATTTAGGTGCATCATAATTAAATACTAAATTTTCATTTACAATAGGTTTAGAGACTTTTCCTGATATTTTTCTTAGTTCACTTACAATTACAGCTTCTGCAATTTGAGCGTCAGATTTAGACATTAAGTCTTGCTGATACTCATGACTAAGTTTTTGGCGCAATTGTAACTGGTCTGTTAGCTGCCCACATAAATCTTGAGTCCCGTCTAGATCGTTGAAACAGTAATAAAAAACATGGCGCTTTTGCGAATCTGTTAGTTCAGTGTTAGGATCGTAGGGTAGTTCTTGAAGTCGCTTAGAATGGCATCTTGCCATATATAGTTTTAGGCTCCCTTGTAAAGGGGCTACATTCATTATATCAATATGCCCTTGTGTTATCCAAGGTAATTCTATATTAAATTCTTCAATGGCGGAATATACATTTAGTGAATTTTCGATCATCATAGAAGAACAATTGTGCAACTGGTTGCAGTTGTAGCCCTTAAGCATAAGAGCTAACATAACAATATCATAAGTGTTACTGTTAAAACCAATTAGTGTAAAGTTATGTATAATCCATCTAAGTTTTGCAATATCAAGTTTAAAGTTTTCATCTGACGCTATACCTAGATATTTTCCGCTCAACGCTGATACAAAACCAACCATCATAAAGTTTTGATATGATTCAATATCCCAATATAGGGTGGGAGTCTTGCCGTCAAAAGCTACGTTCCGCCCGTTTACAATACAGCTGGCCTCATCTACCAAATCTTGATCGCTAAGGAACTCTAGCGCTCTCTCAGGGTATTTAGGGGGCTCGTATTTAGGTCCTGGAAGAGTAGCAATGGAGCTAAGACGGGTATTGGCTGGTTTGAAGTTGTCAAAGAACATTATCATAACCTCTAAATACAAGTTTGGGATTGCTTGTATCTATTTCATGTGGTTTCTTGCAGCATGAATATATAGATTGTACTTTAGACTCATAGCAATCATAAAATTGTATTATTTCAGTTGCTAGTTCATTTTTTTTAATTTCCCTACCACAATCACAACAAAAGCAAGATACTGATTTAAGTACCTCTCTAGTTCTTATTGTAATTGGGCAAGTCATTTGTTAGTTATTTCACGCTTTAAAAGTTCTTGGATTTTTGCCATTTCTTTATCAGTAGGCTTATAGCCTGATTCAGTTTTATTTAGCATTGAATCTACAAAATCTATTTCCCAATAATTTAATTGGCCGTATTGGTTAATATCGTATAAACAACCAATTATTGAGTCTAGAGTTTCCCACATTGCTTGTACCTTTCAAATCCTTCTGATTCGGTTTGAATCATGGTATCTGCGTAATCCCATGCCGTTAGACAAATAGTTTTTTCTGGTGTGCCGGGGCCAAATTGTTCAATTAGGGCTGGCAAAGCAGCCATCGCATACCTTCTTCGCTCTTCTTTCACTTTAGAATTTATCATAGTTTTTCTATCCTCTTCATAATAATTATTTTCGTATATTTTACCTAGTATACTACCCATTAGAATGAAGGCTCCCAATCGTCAACGATTTTGTTAGCAATTCTACCCCTAAGCATGGGGTAGTTACAATAAAAGTTAAAACATTCGTAACCATATTCAGTTGTGATATAAGCAGCATCGCACAAAGGCGATACAGTTTTTATGGCTTTGTTATCAAAACTACCATTGCCTATATCTTCTGTTTCTATTTCACTGCTACGCTTTTCGTTTGTAGCTACTGAGAATGCTACGCCATTTTGAAAATACACTCTGTTATCTCTTGTGAAATCAGCAATAACTGATAATTGCTCCCTAGTGTTTTCACTTATAGCCGTACAATTATCAGGTGTAGGCATTGTATTAATTTTATCCCTTATGCCAGCAGGCCAGCCATACTCATAAAGTCTTGTTGAAATCCAACGATTCTCACCAAAGTAAACAGTAAAATTGTCACCACCAATCTCAACCCTAGTTATTGTTTTTGACTTAACAATAGGCTTGCGCATTATATTTATAAATTCTCTTGGTAATATAATTTCTTTGGGAAGCTCACCAAGAGGATGGATAACCTCAGCTAATATTGTTCCGTCTGAAACAATGGCTGTGTTAGATCCGAGTAAAACACTACTTTTATGTATTTCATTATATTTCTTAGCTAGGAACTTTTTACAACCGTTTACAAAATCATGAAACCTAGTGCTTGTATCGTCATCAATATCTAAACCAATTCCACCATGTTCAGAAAACAACATTTCTCTAACGGCTGGTACAGACGCCTTGAAATTACCGCATGAAATTTCGACTTCATTACCGTCAATATCAGCCAAGCTAAATTGGCCATTACCACACTGCTCAAGAGCCTTCATAAACATCTCAGTATGTGGGCATGCATTTAAACCTGTTGGTACTGGTACAGACGCTGTAACAATTGAATTAGTACACGTAGCAATACCATCTTTTATTTCAACATGGCTTGTAAAATAATTATCACTCTTTTCTTGCGCCACTGAAACAAACTTTAACGCATTAAGAATTTTACGAACCTCCGTTGACATTTCTTCATTTTCAGTTTTTCTTTTTCTGGCCATGTTTAAATTCCTTTGTGAGTTTATTTTCTGGAAGATTATTAGTATAGCGCCAACATTTAAATCGCTGTGTACATTTAGCTGAACACTCTAATGTGTCTTTAACAATTTTACCATCCATATAATTACCAAAGCAATGTTTATGTTGCAAAATAAGCTCCCACTATTTCTGGATATTTACGATTTACAATTACCTTTATTCGGGTAGGTTTTCTTAAGCTACTAACATGTTCTAAAGCCTCCGTTGTTGTTACAGGCGGGGGTATATCATTTATTCTGGCATTCCACCATTGAACCACTTTACGTCTAACAAATTTAGAATCAGAATCAAAGCAAACCCATTCATTAAATATCTTCAGCCCACACATATAAGTTACCCGCATGCTATTTCTACTTGCTCTTTTTTGGTGAAGAGAGTAAGTAACATGTGTAACGTCAAACAATTCATAAATAGGTTCATCTTGGCATGCCATCAATGCTAAATTAGAAGCTTCTTGTTTTATCTTGTCTTTCGGTGGCGGGAACTCCCAGCCGCATTGCGCACAATATCTAACTGATGCATAATTATATGCCATACAGTCTTCATTACCACAAACCTTCATTGGTGCTATACTGTCGCTTCGTTTGCGCTTTCCCGGCTCCCGAACGTTCGGTAAATCAATTGGTCCAAGCACAGAAGTATTATCACAAAAATCTAAAACTAAGCAATCATGTTTCATTGTTTCAACGCTCGGACGAGTACCCCGGCCTAACATTTGGACCCATAGACCGGGACTTTTGGTATGTCTTAATACTATTATCATATCAACAGGCGGGTGATCAAAACCAGTAGTCAATACATTATTATTAACCATGCATCTATATTTACCAGATTTGAAACCCTCTATATTATCATTTCTTTCTTTTACACCCATCTTTGAATGAACGCAAGTTGTAGGAATACCCTTATCGTTTAACATTTGTGTTATATCAATTGTGCTATCAATTCCAGGTGCAAAACATAACCAACAATCCCTATCTTGCCCATGCGCTATAGTTTCATCTAATGCTTTATTTAAATTATCATTTGAATGTACCAATTCCTCTAATCCTGAAATACTATACTCGCCAGCATTTATTTTAACAGAACTAGCATCAATTTGGTGATGGGTTTGTTTGGGGAATAATGGGGCCATAAACTCATTATCAATAAACCATTTAAACCATTGTGGGGTTGTAGCATCAAATGCAACATCTGTGAAAATGCCACCTTCATTAATTAAGCTGCCAGTTTTCATTCTATACGGCGTGGCAGTTAAACCTATTACTTTAAGAAAAGGGTCTTTTTCTAAAAGCTTATATATTATTTTCATATAAGAGGTTGATTGTTTTGTACTAACCAAATG